ATCTACCAAGGTAACAAAGGTGTTTGTTCCAGAATAGAGAATTTATATAATCATATTATATTATATAAAGGTCATTATGAGTGATTGTTTTAACAGAAATGATATATTTATGCAACCAACAACTAATCAATATGGGAGTCATATGATTATGACTAACGTTCACAAGCCCAACAAAACCAAATATATTAATGTAGACACAAGATTTAGAGAAGATTATGCTTCTCGCGATCCCTACCCTCTTTCCAAATGTAGTGAGGGGGTATGCGGCGAAACTGCTACGCCGAATCCGTCATTCAACTATACAACGGAAGTAAACCACAATATTTATATTCCTGAACGCATTAACGAAGTAAAATCCATGAAAGTAAAAAGTGTAGAAATTCCATGCGTGTTTTACAATGTTTCAAACGCGTTAGGTAACAACAGTTTCAAAATTACGAATAATACCGTCGCATATGATTCAAGCAATAATGAAAATGTAAATGTTGCTGCTCAGGACAATGTAACTTCGCAAAATGCGGCGAGTAACATTACCTTTATCGGTAAGGCTGACGCAAGTGGCAATAGCAATCTATCTTTTTATCAAGACGTGATTATTGTTCCCGATGGGCAATATACGGCAACAGAGTTAACAAGCGCAATCAACGCCAGAATACAACTGATTGACCGCATTGACCAAAGTGGAGAAACGATCCCTACCGCAGATACGGACGATTTAGTGTTTGATATTTCATCTACTACACTAGGCACCAAAGCGCATATATACTCAAAGGGTTCAAATATGACGGTGGACTTTTCTTCTGATTATCAGGGTGTATCTAATATGCTTAATTTTACAAGCAGCTTAGGCTGGATGTTAGGTTTTAGAAGTTCATCTATCACTGTAGATTATGATTTAATATCCGAAACTGGTTATTCCGCAAACGCAGGAGTAAGTGGATACGGACCATCAGGACAGCCTATAGTGAATACTTTATCGGTTGTCAATATGAATATCCCTAGGTATCTGTATCTCGCGGTGGACGAATATAACAACAAGGGAAACCAGCGGTCCTTTATTACTCCATTAACAAATTCACTGATTAACAAAAACATAATTGGTCGCGTTTCCATTGATAACGCCAACTATGGTTTTGGAAAACTATTAATCGCGAGTCTAGAAAATGGATTACTGCACAGCGATACGAGAACATACAGCGGGAAAACAGATCTACTTAAATTGAACGTGAAATTGTTGTATGAAAATGGCAATATTGTGTCACTTAATGGAACTGATTTTTCTTTTCTCTTAGAAGTTGAACACGAATAGAAAAAATAAAAGACCCTCAACATAAAATTGATATGCAGAGCAAATAACAATAACAAGATAGTTAAACAATATGAGTCTCAAAGTTACCAAAATAGAGGATTTTGCCTATAAAATAGACGAAGAACGCCCAGAATCTTCGTCTATTAAGCGGATTACATTTAACAAAGAAATGGAGATTTCCGAAAATATGTTTCAAGGTTTATCTAACGAACAACGAATCGCGCTGGAAAAGTTTGCGAAGCGAGAAAATCTATTCCTTACTGGACCAGCAGGCACTGGAAAAACATATTTGATTAAAAAGATGTATGAACTGGCGAGCATGAATTCTTCAAAAAAAATAGCAGTATGTGCTATGACCGGCTGTGCGGCTTTACTGTTAGAATGTAATGCGAAGACACTTCATTCGTGGAGTGGGATTAAATTGGCAAAGGGCACCAAAGAAGAGGTGGTGAAATCGGTGTTATTTAACAAGTTCGCATTGAAATCGTGGAAATCCGCGCAAACGATTATCTTAGATGAAGTGAGCATGTTATCAAAAAAGGTGTTTGAGATTATTGAAGAGATTGGAAGACGTGTAAAACACTCAGATTTACCATTTGGCGGTATGCAAGTGGTATTTATTGGCGATTTCTTCCAATTACCGCCCATAGAGACGCATGGTCAACCAGATTCAGGTAAATTTTGTTTTGAAACTCCATTATGGTATGCGACATTCAAACCGGAAAACCACATTGAATTAAAGACTATCTTCCGCCAACAAGACCCAATCTACATTAACATTCTTCAGGAAATTCGTGAGGGAGAGATAAGCGAATCCTCTATTGATATTCTATCACAACATGTGAATAGAAAATGCGAAGAGTCAAAAGAAAAAACTCCCACAAAACTTTTCCCCAATCGGGCGAAAGCAGATTTAACGAATTCAACAATGTATTCTAAGATAAACGAACATGAAATTGTATATAATATTGACGTCATGACAAACTGCACTGTAAAATTGGACAACACAAAAAGTTTTACAAAAGACGAGGCTACCAAGGTTAAAAATGCGAAGCCAAAAGACTTGGAAATGGAGGCACAGTATCTGACTACAAACTGTCCATGTCAACCACTATTGCGATTGAAAAAAGGGTGTCTTGTAATGTGTACTATAAATTTAGACATGAATGCGGGAATTTGTAACGGTTCACAGGGCGTAGTAATTGATTTTGTGATCAAAGATACCGTTCAAACTCCAGTGGTTCGGTTTTCCAATGGTGTCATTCGCGAAATCAACCGACACTACTGGCAATCAGATGATATCCCATGTGTTGCTGTAGGGCAATATCCGCTTGTGTTGGCATGGGCGCTGACTATTCATAAAATCCAAGGAACCACGCTTGCGAACGCAGAAATAGATATTGGAAACCGAATTTTCGAATACGGACAAAGTTATGTCGCTCTTTCGAGAGTAAAATCACTAGAAGGTCTATATTTATCTGAATTTAACCCCGAACGAATTGGTGCGAACCCGAAAGTCATTGATTTCTATAAGAAAATCCAAGAAACTGCGAAAAAGCCACAAAGTGTATTTACAAATACGGAAAACGCAACCAGCGAAACAAAGGATAAGTAAGACAAAACATAAAGAATGTGAAGAATAAAGGTATTTTTATTTAGATATCTTCTTGTATGGATATCATTACAAGGAAAAATAGTTTTAGAAAAATCAAGTTATTATGCAAGTGAGTAAGAAAAGGAGAAAACAAAGGAAATAAACACAACATAATTTATAGGATTATTATAACGAGATAAAAATGTCAGCTGCTTCTTGGAAATCGTATGGAGGTATTTATAAAACAAATAATATAAACAACCTGGGAGTTGGAACGATTGTTACCGATAGAATTTTGGTGCGCAAACAAAACACGACTGTATTAACGTTTACTGATAGTATAACTGTTCAAGGTTATCAAGACGTTACAGGCAATGTATTATCCACACAAAATACGGTGTCAATTGGTAGCGTATTTGCCGGAAACAGTGTGTTTGTAGACAACCGAATATTATTTGTAGATAATATAGTGAACAAAAAAGTAGAAGGTGACCCTGGATTTACGACTCCAAGCGCACCTATAAGCAACCTAACGGAAACATATCAATCGGCAACCAATTATATAGGTGGAAATTCAACTACTGTAGGCATAGGAACAAATGTCCCACGCCATTTTTTTGAAGTGTATGAAAACAGCGACACGGTGAATGGAAATACGAATGTAGATACTACCATGTTTTCCGTAAGAAGTGAACGAAATAAAACAAACAGTATATTAGTATCCAATAATGATGGCACAGGAGTGAAAACGAAAGCAAATGGAAATGTATCATCGCTTGAATTTCACGCAAGCGACCTTGATACCACCGGTAACGTCATCGCTACGTTACAAAATTCGGGCAATGATTTTAACATTCAAAACGATGTGGGTAGTATTTATATTGACGCACTCACTCTCTATTTACAAAGTGATGGAACTACCAAAATAGACGTAAGTAACAATGTGACTATCTCAGCGCAATTATCGGTCTCCAATTCCGCCGTCTCAAATAGTTTTTTAAGTGAATATTATACAGATGCTAGTTCAAATTACCAAACTACAGACGGCATTGTATTGACCGCATCAGATGCGTCGGCAAATATTTTTCAACATTTTGTGAACACTTCAAATAAGGGCCTGTCAATTGGAGGAGGTGGATTTATAGAAAATAATAATGTCTCCACTGGCACAATCGGACTTTTATCTGAAAATAATTCCAGCTCAGATTCGTCGTTTATTCCTACGATGACGATTTGTGAAGGCACAAGCAAAATATCAAATAGAACCACGCTGGGTGTCAATACCTATTCGCCAAATACATCCAATTATACAATGGATATCAACGGCAAAACAAGAATCGGACATAGCGAAATACATATTCGCGAAAAGCCGGATTTTGTCATAAACAATATAGACTTTTCCAAAACAACGCCGTTATATGGTATGGTAGTGGGTGGAGTAAACGCGGAGTCATTATTTTCGGTATATGTCACCGAAGACGGAGGAGAAAATTGGACGATGAAGTCAATTAGTAACCCTACATTGACGAGTAACGAGAACAGTCATCTAAATAAGTTAACTATTCATGTTCACGGGTCAACTTATGCATATATAGTAGCCGAACGGTCAGGCGTAGACGATATTATTCTATATAGCACAGATAAAGGAACGAATTGGGTAACTATATTGAGTGCGCTGAGTCTAAACTATAATAACATTTTCGGGTATTTTGATGTTAGTCATAATATATTCACGGCTTCTCCAACGAGCGATGATTCAAACCTATACTACTACACCGTAGGAAATAATACAAATACGTTCGCACTTGATATCACTTACAATACAAATCATTTTATAGAAGATTTTGCTGGAACAGAGAGTAATACCATTTATTCCACAGGACAGGATACAAACACGAGTGAATGTGTCATTGGAAAATATGTATTTGATGCGAGTAACGGCGGAACGACCACATATGAGTATTCTTTTTCAGGTCCAAGTAAGTTTAATCGTATTGTTGCATATGACGACAATCATGTTGTTGCGGTTGGAAATGATTATATCGCATACACAAGCACCGGAGGCGGAGAAACGGGATCGGCATGGACACTTCTTTCTAATACTGGATTTAATTTACATGATGTGCATATACTGAGTTCTCAATATGGCATTGCTATAGGAAGTGGAATCATTGTATATTCAACTGATTCGTATAAGACATGGACACAAGTTCCAGATACGCTACTGAATGCTTCTGGCATGAAGAATCGGTTAATGAACGATTTGGACGCAAACAGTAAATTATCCATGTCTTCACATAATGTGTTGATTAGCAATACAAACAACACGAGTTCAAGCGAATTATTCAATAATTATTTGCCTACCCTCTTCAATACGGACATGAATGTCCTTGATATTTCAGGCGGAGTTTTTGTTTCAGGTAAAATAACATGCGATGAACTCTCAATAAAATCATTTGTTCTAGACAGTGGTGGTATCGCCGGTCAAACCATACAATTTTAACTAGTAACCATTTAAATAATATTTTTGGTGAACCTTGATATTCCAAAATAAACTGCGTTAATTTTTTTGGTAATAAAAAAATTAGCGGGAATTATATAATCAAACAATGTCTTCAACAATTACTTGGCTATCAGATGTAAGTTCAAATAAATTAAAAAAATCTTATTTTCGTGATTTTGTAGATATTAGTGGACAAGTGATTGTGCGCAACAATGAGGATATCAAATTTTTTGACCAAAATAATAATTATCAAACATTTAGCATAAATTCAACTGAATTCAAAGTTTTTGAAACGCAAAATTCAAATGTAGATATCAGCACGAACAAGCTAGTATTTATTCACGATTTGTCTACAAATGTTCAGGCCAAAATTAATTACTATGACCACACTCTTCAATATGTAGATACAAGCGAAAATGTAATGGAGTTCAATTCTGATATGTCTATGAATTACCAGTTGATGGTAAAAGGTGACGTGTCATTAAACAGCGAACTGTTTGTAGAAGATATCACTACATTAAACTCATTTTTAAATGTAATAGGTGACGTGTCCTTGAATTCCAAATTGTTTGTTGCGGATGATGTATCGTTAAACAATCAATTACGAGTGAGAGACGTAACCACACTAGAGTCGTTATTGGATGTTCTTGGTGACGTCTCGTTGAATTCCAAACTATACGTAAGAAACGATGTCTCTTTGAATTCTAAATTGTTTGTTGACGACGATGTATCCATGAATAGTCAATTGCGTGTAGGAAATGTAACTACATTGGATTCATTATTAGATGTATTGGGAGATGCATCTCTGAATTCCAAGTTGTTTGTGAGTGAAGATGTGTCCTTGAATTCCAAGTTGTTTGTAAACGCCGATGCGTCCTTGAATTCCAAGTTGTTTGTAGGTGAAGATGTGTCCTTGAATTCCAAGTTGTTTGTAAGTGAAGATGTGTCCTTGAATTCCAAATTGTTTGTAGGTGAAGACGTATCCTTGAATTCCAAGTTGTTTGTAAACGCCGATGTATCCTTGAATTCCAAATTGTATGTAGGTGAAGATGTTTCGTTGAATTCCAAATTGTTTGTGAATGACGATGTATCTATGAATAGTCAGTTGCGCGTAGGAGACGTAACTACATTGGATTCCTTGTTGGACGTGATGGGAGATGTATCCATGAATTCCAAACTGTTTGTTGATAATGATGTATCCATGAATTCCAAACTGTTTGTTGTTGATGATGTA